GCTTTGTAAAGCGCTAAGCAACTTCTCCCTCACCAGGGTGGCAAACGCCTTGAGACTCAGCTCCAAGGTGAAGTCCACATCCTCGTCCCATTCCATGTCGGGCATCATGAATCCCCACGGGATTCGCACACGCCACGAGCAGAAGTCCTCGCGGTAGGCCAGCACCGGCTCGGCCTCGACGCGCTTCGCTTGGTCCACGGCTTGCGCCCAGAACTTGACGATGTCCCCCTCCTTGACCCTCTTGTACCGCTTGACCTCGATGGCAAAGCCATCCAGTCCCACGATGTCGTGACCACCCTTGCGGGTCTGCTCCAGGTTGCGCTTCATGGGTTCCGTCAGCGCGTCCCCCAGGTACTCACCCAACTCTTTGATGAAGCTGCGTTCGGCTTGGGCGCCTTTCGCCCTCGAATTGATCTTACCCACGTCTCATTCTTTCTGCGTCTGTTGGACGCCCTGCTCGACCCGGAGGGGTCGTTATTGCTTGTTCTACTGTCCAGCCGTGCCGCCGCATGCGGGCATCCACTCTTGATCGCGTCAATCCCGGCGCGCCGTACCTGCTGATCGCCTCCGGGATTGACATCCGCTCACCGCGAATGGTGACGCCGCCACGCGTCGAGATGACTCGGTGCGCATGCCACCGGTTCTCTCGGTTACTGACGTACTCGAGGTTCTCAAGCTTGTTGTTGCTCTTGTCCCCGTCGATGTGATTGATCGTCATGCCCTCGCATCGCAAGCCAAGAAACGACTCGGCCACCAAGCGATGAACCTTGACGCTGCATCGCTGGCGCTCGACGTACAGCTCACATTGCGTGTAGCCGCGATTGTCCTTCGACTGGAACAGGATGCGGCCGGGCTTCATGCCTCGCCCCTTGGCGTCAGGGTGTGCGCGAACGCGCCCCTGATCACTGACCTGATACCTACCGATGTAGATGCCATCACGGCTCACGATGTCTTTCCACTGCTCTTCCATAAGCGCCTTTCATAGAACGTGAGTTGATTGTCATTGGTGTTCTCACGCTCCCTTGCTCCCTTGGCTCGGCTGTTTATCTTTCCCATGATCAAGCCCCGTAGGCTCTCCTTTCCGCTCTCTCGTTGGCGCTCTTGGTGCGGAAGATTTCGATCTCCAGCTCCACCGCCTTGAGGTGGTAGCGCACCTTCTCTTCCTCGAACACCGCCACCTTCAGATCGTCCAGCAGCTTCTTGTAGGTGGGATGGGCGTACGCCTCACGCTCCTGCGCTGACACGGCTGTGTGTCCGTTTGCCATCGCATCCTTCATGAGCATGGCCAGGCAGCTCTTGCGGTAGTCCTCAAGGTAGCCGCGCGCCGAGCGGGCTGGCGCATACCGATCGGCAAGCTGGCGGTAGCGCTCCAACAGTTCTTCGATGTCCATTACTTGATCCTTTCAACGCGACCGTCGCGGTAGTAGAGCCGGTTTCCAACACGGCTTGGGAATTGCAGGAAGTCCTCAGAGCCTGGGCGCTGAGGGCGGTTCTTGTTGTGCTTCTCTGGGGAGTAGGTTGGCAGCAGCATGAGTGAGTTCTTGAACGTCTTGGATTGCGGGTTGATGCCATGGGCAGGCCCAAGCTCTTCGAGCTTCTCTTGCCCACGCTTGGTCAGTGCCCAGCCCTTCGATACCTTGCGTGCATACCCGCTGGCCACCAGCCTGGACATGTACTCACCGTCGAAGCGGCTGATGCTGTTGATGGCTCCGACGATCAGCTTGAGTTCCTTGCTGGACTTCACGCCGAACGACAGTGCGTAGAGGATGCGGTGAGACCCCGCGTTGCGGACCACCTTGCCAATGCTCATTCCAGACCTCCGTACATGGTCCACTCCTCGGCCTTCTTGACCATGAACAGGCCCTCGGCCCTGGTCATGCGCGACGAGAGCACGACAAGGTCGCGGTCAATGTCATATCCAACGATCAACACATCCGTGAGGTTGTACTTGAGCGCCTGGGCGAGAGCCAGCTCTGGTGTGTAGTTCGTGCTGGCGGGAAGGTCGATCACCTTCGTATTGTTCATGCTGCCTTCCGTTTCTCTGCGGCAAGCGCAGCCATTGCCCCGGTGGGGCGGGTTGCCTTACTGCGCCAGCACTTGCCACAGACCCACTGGGCCTTGCCAAGGTAGACGCCATCGTTGGTCGGCTTGCGGCCATCACAGCGAGTGCATGTCTGCATGTACCCGCTGATGTCACGCATGCCGGGCAGGGTGATGTCGTTGTTCATGCGCCCATCACCTTGCCTTCTTCCGACATGGACTTGGCCTTGTCGACAAGACTGTGCGCCAGCTTCTGCATGCGGGACGCATCGCTGAAGGCTTCCTCGATCTGCCCTTCGGTGAGCTGCGAAGAGCGGAAGAAGTACTTCATGATCAGGGCGATCATGTTCATCTGTGCGTCGGTCAGCGCCTTGGCCAAATCCTTCGTCTTGTCCTCGGTGCTATCCACAAACATGTCGCCGATCGAGTTGATCTGGTCGGCCAGGATGATCGAGTGGACCACCCTTGCGTAGTTCTCGCCCTTCACGGCGCGCAGGTTCTTGAGCATGCCGAGAGACTCCTGGCGGATGGCCCCGATACTCTCGACGAATTCTTTGTTCACTTGTTCACTCCAATCATTTCTTTGATCCACATCTCTTGGTAGGTCTTGGCAATCGCCGTCAGGATGAACTCGCGCTTCTCGGCCTTGTTCATCTTGCGACCTTGGTCGTATTCGGCATGGCACCGATGACAGAGCCATGCGTGCATTGAGTCGTGGGCCTTGACGCCCATGCCCTTGCCGTGTTCGCTCAGGTTGCTGTGAGCCGCGACGACAGTGCCGTCATCAGCTCCGCACATCACGCACCGCTGCCCTTCGGCCAGGTCCAGCAGCCGTCGGTTGCGGTATGTCATGCACTCTCCTTTGCTTTCTTGCGTTCATCTTCACGCACCAGACGGATGAGGTCTTGGATGCGCTGCATCGAGTACTCGCGTGTCCATGTGGAAGGGCGGTAGCTGCGGCTGCATTCGGCGGCGATCTCCTTCGCCATGAGTTCAATCTGCTTCATGGCGCAGTCACCCCCATTGCTCCTGTGCCCATGATCAGGCCAAAGAACACGGCCAGCACGCGACCCTCGATTGGCCACGACCCTGCGTTGAAGTCCCAGAAGACAAACGCGCCACCGACATAGGCGACGGCTTGCACCAAGACAAACGCGATCAAAGGGATGATCTTCATTGCTCACCTCCTGCCGGGGGCGAGTACGCGCCATCGAACTCCTTGAACCTGCCTGACTCAGGGCGCCACTTCAGGTAGGCAATACCCCGCTTGCCAAGCCAGCGGCTGCGCACCTTCTGGACGTGGACCTCAGTGGCTGCGTGCGGGTTGGATGTGTCCCGGTGGACAGCGATGATGTTGTCGGCCTTGTTGAAGAAGTGCGCCGAGCCTGAGACGCTGTACCCATCGGGTACGGGGTACGTGCCGTCCTTGTCCTTCATCAGCTTGGATGGGTGCGCCACCAGCCAGATGTGGATCTGGTTGTCGCGGGCGAACTTGCGCATCTGCGTGAGGAACAGGGAGACGTACTCGGTCTCGCTCACGCCATCCTTTCGGCGCGTGTGATCCAGCTCGTTGTACGGATCAATGATCAGACCCTTCATGCCCTGGCGGCGGATCAAGACCTTGGCCTTGGCCGTGGGCACCTTGGTGGGGGCTGTGGCCCTGGTACCGCTCATGGGCACCGAGTTCGTGCCCCGGGCCGACTTCTCGGAAACCACGGTCAGCTTCTACACGCCCGTGGGCTCGTCCATTGAC